TGTTTTGTACTCCCCAATCTTATCGAATTTTCTTTGCATCTCTCCATCATTTGCAGTCAGAGAATTCTTGGTGTACATCAACAACAGATTAGGATCGTCTGGACTCTCTGTCAATATTTTTGTTTTTCCTTCAATCATATGTGGGCTCGTTTCCATACATGGTGATTGCCATCGACATCTTTATAGTCAAACAGCATTTCTAGTCCTCCTATATGCACCTGCGTGAGTAGTTGGTGGACGACTCTTGGATACATTGCATTCTCCAGTAGGTGCATTTTCTTAATCACTTCTGTCAGTGTAGCATCATCATCTACCCGAAATCCCTCTTGTTCAATGATTTGTCCTGCATCCATTTCTTCATTAACCCAATGGATTGTGGCACCTATGTACTTGCACCCGAACCTGTATGCGTCCTCTATGGAGTTTTTTCCCTTGAAAGATGGTAGAAGACTAGGGTGGACGTTGATAACTTTGGGGTATTGATTGAGGAAGAATGGAGTCAACATTCTCATGTATCCGGCGAGTAATATTAGATCCACGGATCTGTCTGTTGGGAAGGCTGCAATTATCCGCCGTTCATGATCTTCTTTGGTTTCATCAGATTTCTTCACGATGCAGACGCACTCTATTTCCTTGTCACGGGCCCTTTTAATAACTCCTGCATCAGTTTTGTCGGTGATGACTAGGTCTATGCGGACACCAGAGCGTACCATTGCACTGAAATTTGTGCCCTCTCCGGACGCCATCAATATTACAGTCTTCATCTACCCTATATCATAAAGGGTGTAACTCCATGTGAGCTCTTCATCCGACTCTATGTCTCGTTTTGCGTAAATCCACCACGACTGATCCGTAGGAAACCATACCTTAGTGCAATTCGGATCATCAGAATGATTTCCGAATCCACCCAAAGGAGTCCGAAGGTATTCCCCCTCTTTCAAAGGGTAGTGTATCATCCCTAGTAGGAATCCCTGTTTGATTTTTTCTGTGGAATAGAGCCCTAGTCCGTGGATAGGGCTCATCTTGATTGTGATGCAATCTGGTAGTGGTTTATACATAGCAAAATTTGCGGAACAATATTATCATCCCTGTATCAGATCAACCTTGCGTGTGTTGGGATCGAAGGAAACTCTGAAGTCGATCTCAATTGGTAGAAATTTTCCGTCCTTCATGGGTATGGGAAATTTCTTCTCTGCGGCGGCGAGTAGGGCATCCTTTGCGTTGTCAAAGATATGCTCTGGATCACTTCTGATAATCTCATCCAATTCAGCTTTAGCGTCATCGGGTAGTACGTCATCAAGCATTTTCTCAACGTGCTCTTTTGCGAGTGTACTAGCCTTATCAATAATAAGTCCAGACACCACATTGAATAATAGTCCTGCAAGTGGTAACATTATGTGCCTTTCAAGTTGGTTGTTGTTGTTGGTCTTGTTGGTGTATGTCTCTTGAGAATATTTAGATATTCCTGCATTGAATGGTGGTTATCATTTACCTCAGTAAACTCACCGTAGTCATCAGACTCATTCCAATTCAGAGTCTTTGCATCAATCCGGATTCCCGAATGTACATAAGGATAGGGTGGAAGAAATGGGACTGGATCACTACCAATAACTACTCTGTAATGTGGAGGTGTATTTCCAAGAAATGTTGTACTGACTTTAGGAGAACCGAAGGTGTAAATCTGGACAACGTGTCCCTGCTCATCTAACCAGAGTCCAATGATTTGGGCGATTGCACCCCCAAGAGAATGTCCCGTCAGTAGGACAATATTATCCAGTCGGTAATTTTTCCTGATGTCCGAAAATAAATATCCAGCGGTATCCTTAAACCCCCGATGCAGTATCAGTCCCAGCTCATCATCTCTCCAAGGTCGGACATCAATATCAGACAATATATTCCAACCATTATCAGTACCCCTGAAACTGATAATCGTCACTCCATTATCATACTTAACCGTGTACGAAAGTTCGTTGTCTCGTATCTGGTAGTGTTTGGGTCTAACCTCGTATGCGTCATTGCAATATGAAGCCATCTCAATCAATTCACTAATCCCAATTGGAAGATTCTCCTTAGTACCAGAGTCTCCGTCCATCCAGAGGAATTGTTTTGTCCACGAACAACCTGTTATCAGGAATGCACAGACTAATACAAACCAATTAATCTTTCCATTGCGATTCATTCTCTTCTTTCCTTTTCCACGTTGCAACACCCAATACACTCGCAAATGCAATGTGGAACATACCGCCCATTTGTAGAGTATGTGGCTCCCAGCGACTAGCATCACACACCAGTCCCTTGTCCACCATTTTGTTACAGTATGCCTCCATTTTAAGATTCCACACCAAAGGGCCTACAAAAAAGTCAACCAAACAAATGAACAAATATATCAACCCAGCCCAATCCTTCCAATACCGATTGATTGTGTAGTTGATGCTAGACATCTTGTTTCAGTTTATAGTCCTTTATTGCCGCCTTGATAGCATCCTCTGCAAGTACAGAGCAGTGTATTTTCACGGGCGGCAAGGAAAGTTCCTCAACAATCTCCGTGTTTCGTATCGTACTTGCTTCATCTACTGTCTTGTTTTTAATCCATTCCGTTGCGAGAGAACTTGCGGCAATCGCACTACCACACCCAAATGTCTTAAACTTGGCGTCAACAATCCTATTATTTTCATCCACCTGAATCTGGAGTTTCATGACATCACCACATTCTGGAGCACCAACCAGACCAGTACCAATATTACTATTGTTACTATCCAAACTACCAATATTCCGTGGTCTCTCATAATGATCTAATACCTTCTCTGAATATGCCATTTATTACCATCCTAACTGTTGTTTACCATCTGCGGGAATATCCTTTATCGGAGTGAAACTTTCACCACATCCACAGACGTGCTCATATTTAAGTCTTTTAAATATAAACCCCTGTTCTACTAAGTTCCCTATTTTATAGTCAACTTCCACATCTCCAATTATATCATTAAGTGTGTATTCATCTACTACTAGTTTAACATCGTTCTGCATAAAAACTAAATCTTCTGGTTTAACTTTATCTTCAAAATCCAAACTGTATTTCCATCCAGAACAGCCACCAGAATTTGCACCAACTCTTAAATAGGAATTTTCGATGTCTTTATTTTCGTCTTCAATCATTTCCTTAAAAACACTCGCGGCCTTTTCAGAAATTTTAAGTTCACATCCAGCTTGGTGTACGTTCATTTTCCTCCATACGTTCATACATGAATGAAGTCCTACAGACACACGAACCCTTTGCTGAAGGATTATTAAATTTTAATCCCCTATCATTTAAATTATCTGACCAATCAATTTCTGTGTCTTTAATGTATAAATGACTTTTCTTATCCACTAAAATATTAAGTCCAAAAGACTCAAATTCTAAATCAAATTTTCCAATTCTAGTCTCAAAATCTACCGTATATGTAAATCCGGAACAACCACCACCCTTGACACCTACTCGTATTCTAGTTTCATTGGATACTTCTTGTTCTTTCATTATACTTAGTACTTTGCTGACAGCTTTTTCCGTCAAACTGATCATTTCGTTCCTCCATGTTAATCAGTGTATACGGCCATAAAATTATCCCGATCTCCCTCATCCAATTCATTGGTTGCCTTCATATCTTTCGGTTGTATTGTGGTATTATACCCGCAATGTGGACAAGACATTGATTGATTCTTCCACTGATATGCTGTCTCAGTAGTAGTATAACTCCACCAATTTTTGCACTCAGCACAATTAAAATGATAGAGCAATTCCCAGCTATACTCATGATTTTTCATAGTCATATTCCTCATCCACATCTGTCATAAATTCTCGCATATACCCTTGCATCTCAATTGCATCCTCATCATCATCAATCTCATTCATCCTACCCTTTAACTTCAATATATTTTCACACATAATTTTACAATCCGTGTAGGTAAAATTATGAGAACACCATATTTGAGTGTGACAGGTAAAAATTTCATCCTCTTTGTTCTGTACCGTTCTGTCCTCATGCCAATAAGTATAAAACTTGGAATCTAACCATCTTGAATAACTCATCGAAACCCCTCTGGATATTCAGGATCATATTTTTGTATGTCCTCTATAAACTTTTTTAATTCCACATCATTATCTTCTTGTTTAGATGCCCGGGCTATCTGAATGGCGGAAATCGTGGAGTGTAGGCCAACAAGATCAGTAGAAGTAAGATATACCAGTCCATTTTTGATATTATAAATAATTGATTCTCGTGAATGCCCACCCCAAATATCGTCTTTGGGATTCTTTTGTGATGCCATATTATCCTTTGAATTATTTATATTGAAATTTTACTAGAGAACATCACTATGAAAAACCCATAATGAATAAATATTAAGTAATAATAGAATTAGGAGAAATAATCAAATGGAAACATTACTAATAATTTTCGGAGCTAAATGGTGCTGTGTATTCGCATCAACAATGGGAGGCATAACTAATGGATTAGTACATAAATGGCTTGGATGGATACGAGAAGTAAAAAATGTTGCAATTGCGGCCATCGTGGGTTGGATTGCAGCAGAATTTTTTATACCAATGCTGATGGAACAATTTGAATTTGGTCCATATACAGCACTTGCAATTGCATTTTTTATTGGGTACA